TGCCGTCGGCGTCCGTGTACATCACGGGCGGATTGAGCAGATGCCCCGCCATCTTCAGCGTGAAGACGGTCGTGGCCAGGCTGTCCGTTGCCCGGAGCTGGATGTTGTAGCCGCCCGGCGTCAGAGTGGCCGCCAGGGCCGCATCCAGGATCGCCAGCATGGCGGCGGTCATCTCAACTGTCAGGCGCAGAGATCCGCCCCACTTGCCGGCGTGGTAGTTGTCCGGGATGGTCGAGCCCATGTGCCACACCAGCGTCCGGCCGTTCGTGATCGTGGCATCGAAGCTCAGGGCCGTGACTGTGATGGGCGTGGTGCCCACGGCGGCGGCGATGTCATCGATCCACAGGGAGACCTGGCTGCCCATCGCCACGATCACGGTCGGGTCTGCGATGACGGCCAGGGTGTCGGTCACGGGAACCGTGCCAACGAAGTGGGCGTCGAAGGTCAGCGGGCCGTTGCTGGTCCCCGAGAGGGTCAGCGAGTCCATGACCGCCCCCGGCATCCCGTGGCACACGCCGACCTGCCCGGACACGATATTGTAGGTCTTCGGGTCCACGGCGGGCACCAGCTCGGCATGGTAGGCAGGATCCGCCCCGGCATCGAGGTCGAAGATCCCGTCGAGCCAGTGGCGCAGATGGGTGTAGTTTAGGATGCCGCTCAGCTTGCACTCGCCCCACAGTCGGTTAACCGTGGCGATGTAGGCGGGCATCGTCGAGCCCCGCTTGTCAGCGATCTGGGCGGCCTCAACCTTCGGCGTGATCTTGCAGTCCGTGATCCCGACAAGCTGGACCGTTGGGGCTGCGGCATCCCCGAAGGCGGCCTCCAGTCCGAGTTGAACGTCTTGTAGTGCGGGCATATAGGTTAGCATGTGTTCTCCTTACCGCTCAATCGTGAGCTTGACGGTCACGTCCGTGGTCGCCACATATGCCACGGGCGTCGTTTCGTTGAAGAGCTGGCCGAACAGGGACGTTCCGTTGGCCGCCAGCACAAAGGGGAACTCAAGTAGCACGGTCGCCACGGCGTTGTCGGCCAGAACCTCATAGTCTGCGGCGGCGATCGAGATCCGGCCGATGCAGTTGAGCAGGTCGGCATCAGACGGGTCGAAGGCGGCATTGTCGGCGGCTGCCGTAAACGTCCGGTCGAACAACACCAGGTTCAAGACGTCGGCCACGCCCGCCTGGTTGATGAGCACAACCTTTCGCAGGGTGCCGCTGCCCCTGTAGATGCTGGCGGCGCCCTCGAAGGTGAGTAGGCCACCAACGGCATCCTTGGCGCTGTAGGCCCCGGCCGTGACGGTTGGGCTCTCGGTGATCTCATACAGACGGCTCATGTCAGGTACTCCTCGACCGTTACGGTCGTATCAATTGCCCAGAAGTCCACCGTGCCCCAGGGCACAGGCCCCAGGGTGAAGGACACAGACACAACGTGGCTCTCGGGCGTGGGCGTTCTCAGGGCCCGGATGGCGGCAGCATACAGCTCGATGTAGCCGAGCATGTCGTTGGCACACTGTTCGATGCCTGTGCCCTCGATGATGGGCTGCCACAGGCACAGATCCCGGATGGCCCAGGCCGTCTTGGTCATCGTCCCGATGGCGACGAACCCCTGCTCCCCCGTGGTGGCGGGCAACAGGAGCCGCATGGGACAGTCGGACGACCTGAGGTTCAGCTTGATCTCGTCCAGGTTCCGGGCCTTGACATCGCCCACGGCCATATCAGATAGGACCGAGTAGATGTCCCGGATCATGGCAGCTGCATCCTTCGGAACGGGTCGAGCAGCATCACGATGTCCTTGGGGAACTCGCCCGGCATGATGAGGATCCCGCCTGGCGTGATGTAGGGCCGGTAGCTGTCGGAGCTTTCCTTCTGGTGGAACATCCATAGCGCCATGCGTAGCACGGCCTGCGTTATGCCGACCGGCGGAGTCATGCTGTAGGCCCAATGGCCTGTGACCACAGTGGGGTCCGGCCAGCGTGAGCCATCATCTCGGACGATCCGGTTGTAGGGCGTGGTCGTCGGGATCAGGGTCACGGTCAGGGCGCCCTCGGCGTAGGTCGGCGTGGAGCAGAGATCGTCGTCCAGCCAGAGCATGTCGCTCGGGGGCATAAGCAGACCATTCTTGTCTGTAAAGGTGTGCGCCGTTACCACGGCGTCATCCGCCAACGCAAACCGCCGCTTGCAGTAGCTGTCGGCGTAGGCAGACGCCGCCGAGATGAAGTGCTCCAGCAGAGCGTCGTCTTCCTCGGTCGGGCTTGTGAACCCGCCATAGGCGTGCAGCATCTCGATGTCTGCGTAGTTCATAGATTGCTCCTGGGGGGTATGTCAGAACTGACATACCCCCCTCGGGCTATTCAGTTATTAGGCGTGACCCTCGTAGGCCACATGCCCGACGATCTGTGTGACCACCGGGGCGAAGCGGACGGACGGATAGTAGTTCACCGTGCCCACGCCGGCGGCCGAGTACGGGTCAACCTTGATGGTCAGGCCTCGGCGTTCCACGATTGCCACGGCGTCAGGGTTGATCATGGACATTCCCAGCCCCAGATCAACGGCGGACGGCAGGGTGATCCAGTTGCTGTTCAGGAACACCGGCATCCCCATCCAGGACGGATACTCCCCGCCCCCGAAGAGGGGGAAGTCCCCGTAGGCCCGAGGCGTTGCGATCAGCAGCGCCCGCATGGCCGCCATTGTGGCCTGGCTCATCACGATCTTGGAGCCATCCCGCCAGGGCTCGGTCATGGCGAAGAAGAACGTCATCAGGTTGGCGTCGGTCATGGTGGCCGCATGGACACCGACCGTGCTCTGGCCCGCCGTGTCGAGTAGCGTGTACAGCGCCAGGTTCTCGGCCAGCGCCCAGGCTCGCCCGCATGCCTTGGTGAACCAAGGGATGAACAGGTTTTGGTCTTCGAGCAGTTCCTCGGTCGCAGCGATCAGCGAGCCGTACTTGACCACGGTGACGGGCAACAGGGCGAACGCCGGCTCGTTGGCGACGTAGGCGCCTTCCTCGGCGATTGCCGCCAGGGCGCCCATCGCCGTCGCCTCACGGGGGACGTTGAAGATCAGGCGGTTGGTCTGATAGCGGGTCAGCGCCAGCTTTGTTGCCAGGCTCAGCTCGTCCCGCAGGGCGACGATCGAGTCAAGCGCCTCCTGGGGGACCATGGGCAGGCCTTCGCCCGCCACTGTCTCTTCGAGGACACGCATCTCCGGTGTCCCGCCGTGACGCAGATGCCAGAACCACTCCCAGCTCTCTGCCTTGGCGGGATCCTTCGGCTCGCCGGCCGTTTCCCGCTTGATGTTGAAGAGCGCCTTGTACTTCGGCTCGCCCTCCAGTTCCTTTGTGATCTTCGCCCGCATAGCGGCCTCGGCCTCGACTTTCGCCTTGGCCTCGGCGTCACGGGCGTCCAGTGCCGCCTTGACAGCGGCGTCAATATCGGACATTGTGAACTCTCCTTCGTGGATGGTGTCTACCACCCAGATGTCGTCGGATTGTGCCTCCTCGTCCTTTGACCCCGCATCCTTCCCGAATGCCTCTGGGATCTCCAGGTCGAGCACCTTGAACGACGCCCGCAGGGGCATCGCAACGGCCTTGTCGTTGACCGGATGGCGGTCCAGGCCCTCGTCCAGCAGGGACAGCTCCCCGATGGGCCAGACCTCAACCTCCCCGTCCTTTGCGGATCTACACAGGTAGTTTACCGCCCCGGTCGAGGCCCTGCAAGTGCCGGCTTCTGCCGCACCCCACACCCGATCGCTCAGGGGGCTGGGGCGCAGCTCCACCTCCATCCACAGGCCGGCATCATCCACTCGGCTCGCCGTAGCCACGCCAATTGGCGCAGGCTTGGCGGTCATCTGCTTGTTGGGCGAGAACCCGTGGAAGTACAGGGTCGGGCGCCGGTCGCCGACCTCCAGCATGAAGTCGGTCCGGGCGCTGAAGTATTCGTCCAAGTGGTCTAGATCCTCCGGGCTCCCGAATGGGGCGGCCAACACTTCGAGCCGCCTGCCCTCCAGGGCACGGATAGCGCCACCTTTGCGGAACCTCATCTCCATGTCACTCATGCGCCCTCCCATGTATCCACAATGTTCTGTCTCAGTTTCTCAATGATGGCCGGCAGTTCGTCCTGGGCCGTGGGGAGGAGTTGCTTCCAGCCCCGTTCCCTATGATACCTGGGCGCCCCTGGCCCATGAACGTACCAGGCATATCTCGCCGTGTTCTTGACAATCACGTAGTCGGGGCCGGTTATCCATTTCCACTGGTCGCCCAAGTTCTCGGATGTCTCATAAGATGCGCCACTGGCGTACTTCGTCCCGAAACCCCGCTGATACCAGCGCCCGGTCGGATTGCTGGGCCAGTTGGCAATCGTGGTGGGCGGATAGACCCCGGCCTTGCTTGCAACGGACTTGCCCACCGAGGCAAGCACCTCGGGGAGCATCTTCTTCAGGTCCAGCTCGTCTAGCTTCCGCAGAAGCGTTGCAAGCTGTTCGCTGTTGATGACCAGCTCTACTTCAGGCAACTTCGTAGCTCACTCCACAGCGACAGTTCACATGGGCATAGGGTATGATGCCCGGTCCACTCATGCCCGCAGGAACCCAACCGCCCTCCGGGCTCTCGGGTTGTCCATTCAGCGGACCGCAGATCTCACACACCAGCTCGTCGTTCTTGGTGCGCCAGATGCCTATGAGCCGGATGCCCGTGGCCCTGATCTCGTCGGCGGCGATCTTGCCCCCGATGTAGTAGGCCCTGGTCAGCTCGGTCCTGGCGATGCGCCCCGCCCGTTCGATGCCGAAGATCTTGGCTACTGCCAGGCGCAGGGCGCCCATCGTCATCGGCCGGCCCATGAACTCGGCCAGCACCTCGGTCAATAGCTGTCGGCTGTACTCATTGATCGTGCCCCATATACCGACCGAGTACCTCTTGGCCCACTCTACAATCTTGTCCCAGGTTCTCTCAGGCACGGCCCACCATGCGCTTGAGCCGCTTCAGCTCCCGGCGATACTCCCCAAAGGCCAGCAGGGCCAGGGCGGGCCAGAAGCTCTCGGCTGTGTCCCGGTCCTCGCCGTACCATATCGGGAACACTAGCACTCTCTCTAGCTGAGCGCCAAGTATGTCAGCCGTGACCCCGGCAAGCAGCGCCTCATCGGTCGTTCTCACTGGCAGAACACCTGCTCAACTTCATCCGGCGTTGTGGCAGCTTCCAGGCGGGCCCGTATGGCCTCCTGGAGGGGCAGAGCGATCAAATCCGTATCAAACGGCACATTTGCGCCCTTGCCGGCCTTGAGGGCCTTCTGTGCCTTCCGCTTCCAGGCCCGCATCTCGCCCCACCCGCCTTGCTTCTGCTCGGCCTCACGCTGCAGTTCGGCCTCGTCCGGCTTGGCGGTGTCGGGGATGCCCAGCTCCTCACGGACATACTCGTCGGAAACGATGCCGGCACTCTTGAGCTTGACCAGGCGCTCAATGACGTCGCCCTCGTCTTCCTTCAGGACCGGGATGTCGTTCACGGCGAACTCGAACTTGACCTGCGGATCCAACTGCTGGATCAGCCCGGCATTGATGACGTCGGCGTAATAGTTGGCCCGAGGCACCATGGTCTCCTGCATCAGGGCCTTGCGGGCCTCCTCGGCATTGGCATAGGTGGCGTCGGTCAGATCCCCGACCAGGATCATGGGCACCTGGAAGGCGACACAGATGTCACGCTGCGCCTGGCGCCGGACCTCTTCGAGGGCCATGCTGCGCAGGTCGGTCGTCAGGATCTGGGCCTCCAGGCCCTTGTCCACAAATGCGACCTTGTGATGCTTGCTGGCACCCTGGAAGGTCTCTTTCCACCAGGTCGCAAGTTTCTTCATCTCGGTGGGCGGCACAACCTGCTCTGTGGTCAGGAGGATGCCGGGGATGGCGTCGTTCTCGAAGAACGCCTTGACGTAGCGGTTGGCCTCATACTCGGCCTTGATCGCCGGCCGGGCCACATCGAGGGCAGACACGCCGGGCCCCAGGTCGTCGGTCGGGTGGAACTCCCGGAAGTACACGATCTCTTCCCGCTTGAACTTGCGCTCAATCGTTTCGCCCTTGGTCAGGATCTTCTGCTCGAACCCGACAATGCCGGTCTTGCTGGTCAAGACCTTCATCGTGTTCGGGTTTAACCGGGCCAGGCGGTCGCTGTCCTTCAGCCAGTAGGCGGCCCCCATCAGGAGCATGTCGATCTCGGTGGCGGCCAAGGCCTCGGCCCAGTTGGTCTCGGGCCCGAACTCCTCCAGGAGCGTGATGATCGGGTGGCTCTCTACCATCTCGTCGTTGCGGGTGATGCGCCATGGGATCTGGGAGATCAGCGCCCCACGGATGCCCATGCAGGCATAGGCCCAGCTGGACTTGCTGTAGTCCCCGGACGAGTAGCCCTGCCCCGTGACCAGATCATACGAGCCCAGGCTCGGGAGGTTGACCACACGATACTTGCCTGCGCTGTAAATGGAAGCCAGCGGTTCCTTCATCTCATACCCCGATGCGGTTAATTAGCCACTTCACTACCCTGCCCACTTCTGCATCTGTCGGTTCATATGGCTCATAGACGGGCAGGGGCTGTGTGGGCGCATCGGCTGTGACCCGGTCGACCGTGGCCTGGTCAACGAACCAGCGGGAGGCCGGGATCGGGTAGCCGTCATATGTGCCATGCGGCAGGGTCTCGATCTCATACCAGCCCTCGGCCTCTGCGATGACATTCAGGATCGTGCCCGCCGGGATCTTGGCCGCCTTCTGGGATGTGTTGTGCCATGCGTAGGCGTAGGTGTATGGTGCCTTTGCTCTGACCTGCATCGCCATCGTTCCCTCCCACATTCCTTGTCATGAAACGCCCCATTGGGAGGGCATTATCATGACAAAGACTATGTCGTGAGTTGTTCTCACGATGTTGGAATAACTCACGACTATGCCATGCTGAACTGCCCCAGCTGCGCCTGGTGCAGCATCAGGGCACGGGCGATCACGCCGTCATCGTGCAGCCCCTCGGGGGCGCCATAGGTCACATTCCCGAGCGGCGTCACCTTCATCTCGTATGCCTCGAGTTCGTTGGTGGCCCAGGGCACGTCCAGCCACTTCCAGGACTGCTGCTCGAAGGCCAGGCGCATGGCCTGGATCAGCTGCGCCTTGGAGGCGTTGGTTGTGGTGAAGCCCCGGACCTCGACCCCGTCGACCCGGAACTGCTCGATGTTGGGCTGGCCCATGCTGTTCGCCTCGGCCAGCATCTCGGGCCCGTTCCACTTGTCCCAGTGAGCCTTGATGCTCGCCCGCTGTGATGGGTAGTCGGTGGCGTTGAAGTGGAAGACCTCGACCTCACGCATACAGTCGGAGCAGCCTATGCTCCCGGCCGTATAGTCCCGCTTCTGCCCCCAGTCCAGGCCCATGGTCAGGCGGTGCCCGGTGTGGGCCTCGGGCGGGGGAGGGTACAGGTTGGGCCGGATGTTGCGGAAGACCTGCCCCTCGTGCTC